CAAAAGGTAGTTTCAAACTTCCGAAATTTCAATCAAAAGATTTCGTATTCTTAAATCCTGGAGAAAAGGTGTTGAAAGCTAATATCAGCGGATACGCTTTAAAGAGTTCATTAAAAGTTGCAAATAAATTTATCTTAGACAGTGAATTGGAACCAATGACCAACGTCTTGTTATCAATTAAAAATGATAAAACTATCATAAGAAGTACCAACAAATCAACTTTATTTGAGGAAGAAATTGAGGGAAGTGGTGATGAGGTTGAATTATTAATTAGTCCAGTTTCATCAATAGCTTTGACAACTCTATTGAGTGATGATTCAATTGATTTTTATTATGATGATAAAAAAGTTTTTATTGAAGATGGCTCAAAACAAATAACCATAATTCAACAAAATGGTAAATTCCCTGTCGCAATGTTTGATAAAATTATCAGCAGTATTGACCGTGGTTTAAATTTGACGATAAGCAAAAGTGAGTTGAATACTTCTTTGAAAAGAACCAGTACTTTATCTGATAAAACTCATTATCATTTAGTAACCTTTTCAATCAAGCATAATGAAATCGTAATTACTTGCGATAATAAGGAATTCTCAACCAGCGCAAATGAATCATTAGAATGCGCTTTTGATTCTGAGAAGTTAGTTGGTTACAATGCTAAATTCTTGATTGAAATTTTAAATGTATTTGACGATGATACAGTTCTAAGCATTAATGAACAGAATTGTTTCTGCTTTAAAAATCAAAACAAAAAAGGTTTAATTGCTCCAGTAAAAATCTAATGATAGTATCTTATTTTGAAGATGTAAAAGACACCACTCCAAAGGACATCGAGCTTGAGGAGTGGTTAAAAGATACAATTGCTGCTGAAAATGATGCAGTGATGAAAGTATTAAAATATCGCATGACTAAAAAAGAAAGCGATAAAATCAAAATACCATGCATCACGGTTTCGGCATCATTCAAAGATTATAGAAATTTAGATAACATCAAGAAAAAAAATGGCTTATTGTGTATCGATATTGATAGATATGCAAAATCAAAGCATAAAAAATCTAATTCATGTATTGATATGGAAAAGGCTAAGAAACTGTTATCAGAGCATCCATGCGTTCTTTATGCAGGATATTCAACTGGCGGTGATGGTATTTATGCGATAATAAGATTAGCATACACCAACAAGTTAGATGAATATTTTGAGCACTTTCAAAAGAAATTTGAAATGCTTGGTATAAATATAGATTCTAGCTGCAAAGATTACACAAGATTAAGGTTCTTTTCTTACGATAAAGATGCTTATTTCAATCCAGATGCTAAATATTACAAGATTAAAGAAAAAGCTAAGGAAAAGCAGCCGGATAAAGCCAGTGGCGTTAAAAAAAGCGATTTAGATAAAGTGGAAAAGATAATTTCAGTAATAGAGGAAAATTCTATTGATATCACATCAATTTATGAGGATTGGATTAAGATAGGCGGCGCTTTATATGGTAGCTTCGGAGAATCTGGAAGAGATTATTTCCATAAAATAAGCAAATTTCACCCAGATTACACCTATAAAGCATGTGATATCAAGTTTACACAATGTAAAAAGCTAGGTAAGACGAACCTGGGTAGCCTGTTTTTTATAGCCACGAACCATGGAGTTAGATATTAATTAAAAAAAACGTAAAATAATTTGCATATTGAATTCGCTTTCATATCTTTACAGGGTAGATATAATTAAAACCAAACAAAAATCAAACAAAAATCAAACAAAAATCAAACAAAATGAGAACTTCGGCTTTAATTTTAGAATCAGTAATAGAAAGTTACAATCAAAAATTACCTATTAACTACGTGGATTTAAGAGACTTGCATACAATTTTCGGGGAATGTAAAGAGATAAATGATCTTATTAAAAATTCTGACGAAAAAGCTCCATTAAATTATGTTCACGTTAGAAATTTAGATTTATTAATAAATGGCATGGGTGGGAAAAAGAACAAGTTGAGAAAATCTTAAATCAAGTTGGTTATGAAAAAAGTTAGTCAATTATTCAAGATTTTTACCGCATGTTTACCTTATTTTCTATTGATTTATTTGCTTAGAAATGTAGAGATGCATGTCGTAGCTATTATAGTTCTTATTAATGTATTCTTTTTCTATACATTTCTTTTATTCACCTATTTAATCAAACATCTATGGAAGTAAAGATTAATTTAATAGAAGCAACCAAAGATGATATTTTACAACTTGATTTCATTTATCCGAGTGGTAAAAAGAAATTCAAATTAAGACACGGAGTACCTTATTGGCTGTTGAATTCTAAAGGTCAACTTGAGAATAAGAACTATGTCATTTCAGAACATACTGACGCAAAAGAATTAGGCGTCTATTTATCAAATAAACAAATTTTTATACCTAAATAAAATGCCTGGATACGACCCAAATACTAGAGAGCAAATCATCAAGTTGAAAGATGGTAGGACTGCATTTAAAACCCATAATGGTTTTAGATATTACATAGAAGATGTCAAAGGAGTTGTGACTCAAGTGACAGAAGAATATTTCTTAAAAGCAATTCGCAATAGAATTAAATTACCTAGAAAAAAATGAGCGATAAAACAATACCAACTGAAGAAAAATATGCTTTCAAAAATAAAGCAGAATGGCAAGAAGCTCTTAACGCTGCACCCAAAGACATTTGGATTAAGGCAAGGGATTTAGGTGGTGGAAGAAAATCTCAATACATACCAATCCCGATTCTTCAAGCATTGGCTGATATCTTTTTTGCTGAATTTGATGTTATTGATGCTCAATTCAAAGTGATTGCGAATGAAGTTTTGTGTACTGTAAAAATATCTTTCCTCCCAAATTATCCGAATTCAGAACATAGAACAATGTCAGGAAGTGGAGCAAAGCCAATTCAAGCAGCGAGTGGTTCTAAGACACACCTTTTCCCTGAAGGTAAAATTACCAACAGTCTAGAATATTGCGCCCCTGCCGCAAGGACAGTGGCTATTGGCAACGCTTTAAATACTTTTGGAAATGTATTTGGTAGAAACATTGGAAGAGCAATTTCGAGTGATTACAATATGAGTTCTAAAAAACGAAAAAATGAATAGAAAAATTAATTTATCAAATCCAAATCAAAGCAATATATCATTAGATTTTGATTTTGCTGATGATGATTTTATTTTAGAAGAACCTGTTGAATTGCAACGAACTGAAGATTGGATGGAGCAAAGACGAGGTCGCTGGACTGGTTCTCAAATGAAGAATATTCAATCTTGTGGAAGAAAAAGCGCCAAAATTAGCTGGAATGAAAAAGAGAAAATATATGATTTCGGTGAGGCGGCTTTAAAATATATTTATGAAAATGCAATGGAGAGAAAAAGCGGTAGGTATATTGATAGCGGCGATGGGACTAAGCAAATGAAATATGGCACTAAAGTTGAGCCGCTCATTTATAAGGCTGCTGAAGAAAGGCTTAAAAAAATGGGCGTCTTGATTAAGGTTGGTTTCAAAGAATTTCCAACGATAAAGAATGCTGGAGTATCAAGTGATGGAATTTTAAATAATTTTGACTCACTACCAATTGCAACTGTAGAAATGAAGGCATGTACCACCTGGTCAACTCATTTTAGCAGAACTTTTGAGCTGATGGACGAAAAAAGCATTGATTTCTGGCAAACTCAAAGTCAAATGATTGCCTGGGGTGTTGATACATGCCTTTATATAGTTGCTGAGCCGCCAAGCGATATGAATAAATACCTTTATCATCAAGGTGATATAATGGAGCTTTATGATGATTTTCTTAATGAATGCCAAATTACTATCCAAGAAATAAAAGCATCACCAATTCATCAGAATGCTTTGTTAAAAAGAATTGAATTATGCGAATTGATTGTTGATGATTGGCTTGAAAATGGTGGTGATTTAAGAGTGGTTATGAATAAGGTAATTGATTATTATAGAACAATTGATACTGATTGTTTAATCAAAGAAAAAGCTCCTGAATTAAAATCATCAGAAGAATTATTAGATGATGCAGTACTGAAAAGCTCGTTGGTGCCTAAATTAAAGCCTAATGATGCATTTGAAATATCAATTAAAAAAAACGAAAATCTCGCTGATACACCAATT